CACCACAAAGAATATTACGAGATACTTGAAAATGACGATGTTCATACCACGTATGAATTTTTTGGGGAAATAATAACAGATTTAATGGTTGCGAATATTGCAAGTGGCGACACGATTGCTACTGCACTATGTATGCTATCGCACGACATATTAAAAGGTCAGCACATGGAAGATGATGATATCGAAACTTTTATCGATACGATCTTCCCAAGGGATGGTTACAAGTTTGAAATAGAATAACCACCTACTAACAAAAGAACACGCATTTTACACTTTTTAGAAATAGCTTTGACGTGTAGGTGGATCAAATAACAACAGGAGTTAATATGCCAGGTAAAGGTTTATACGCAAATATAGCAGCAAAAAGAAGAAGAATAAAAGCAGGTAGTGGCGAGAGAATGCGTAAACCTGGTACAAAAGGATCGCCAACAGCAAAAAGTTTTAGACAAGCTGCAAAAACTGCAAAGAAAAGAAAATAATGGCTAAAGACTCAAGATTAACAAAACACAATCTTGACCGCTTTAACCAATGTAAAAGAACTCCCAAACATCCCACCAAGTCACATATTGTCGTTGCTAAAGAGGGCAACAAGATAAAGACCATACGTTTTGGGCAGCAAGGTGTTACAGGCGACAGAAAGAATACCGAGAGGTCGCAGTCATTTAAAGCACGTCACAGAAAAAATATACAAAAGGGTAAAATGTCTGCTGCCTATTGGGCGGATAAATGTAAATGGTAAACCAAAGAGGTCGTTATGAAAATGTATAGTAAAACTACCAAGATTAAAAAAACACCAAAAACACCAAAAAGACCCACACCAACAAAGAAAAAGCCAAATAAATATAGTAGGTAAATTATGCCAAAAATGGACAATACCACATTCCAAAGTCTAATAAATGACCACATGGTCGATGCGGTTAATTACTACGATACAGAATATTCAACAGACCGATCTGAAACCTTAGATTATTATTTGGGTGAGCCTTTTGGTAATGAAGTTGAAAACAGATCACAAGTCGTAGCGACAGAAGTATCAGACACCATAGAATTTATCATGCCGCAACTGATGAAGATATTTCAATCATCAGACCATTTTGCACGTTTTGTTGCCAGGCAACCTGAAGATATAAAGACAGCTGAACAGGCAACCGACTTGGTAAACTATGTAATCAATAATGACAATAATGGTTTCGTAAATATCTATAATTGGTTTAAAGATGCCTTATTATTTAAGGTCGGTGTATTAAAGGTATTTTGGGAAGAAAACATACAGGTTGTTGAGGAAACATACCAAAACCTAACAGAGGATGAATTAACATTATTACTCGATGATCCTGATATTGAAATCGTATCACAAACATCAAATGAGGTTGGTGTTATTGCCGATGATCTGTCAGCACCTGATGAGGTAATAGATATTGACGATACAGACATTGACGATATAGCAGAGGTTGCACTTGAGAGTGCAGTACCACTTATGGTCAATTACGATGTAGAAATTAAAAGACGTAAGAATAGTGGCAAGACAAAAATAATGAATGTGCCGCCTGAAGAATTTTTATTTTCAAGACGTTCGGTATCACTAGAAACTGCTGATTTTGTTGCTCATCGTTCATCCATGAAAGTAGGCGACTTGGTCGATCTAGGCTATGACTACGATACAGTATTGTCGCACTCAGGTTATAATGAGATTGATAACGAGGCAGAGGTACAACAACGATTCCAAGACGTGGAGGCAGGGACAAGGCACGATAGTAAAAACGACCCAACCATGCACGAATGCTTGGTAACAGAAATGTATTTACGTACCGATTTTGATGGCGATGGCATACCTGAACTTAGGCGAGTATTAACAATAGGCGAGGGTCATTTTATATTAGAAAACGATCCATTTGACCATATACCTTTTTGCATATTATCACCGATATTAATGCCACATAGAATGGTTGGTCGCTCTGTAGCTGAAATGGTCAAAGACTTACAGTTAATCAAATCAACAATACTTAGACAGTTGCTCGATAATATGTACCTAACCAATAACTCACGAGTGGGTGTTGTTGAGGGTCAAGTAAACTTAGAAGATTTACTATCGGCACGACCTGGNAATATTGTCCGTATGAGAGCNCCAGGTATGGTNCAACCANTAGCCGTACCGCAGATTGGTACAGCAGGTTTTAATATGCTTGAGTATATAGACCAGGTAAGAGATCAACGTACAGGTTTCTCAAAAGCGAGTTTAGGCTTAGACCCAAAAGTATTACAATCAACAACGGCACAAGCTGTAAACTCTACCTTACAAGGATCACAGCTTAAAACAGAAATGATTGCTCGTGTATTTGCAGAAACAGGTTGCAGGGATCTTGCCAAAATTGTTTTGCTATTATGCCAAAAACACATGATGTCAGAACGTATTATACGCATACGTAATGAGTATGTGCCTGTTGACCCTCGTGGTTGGGATAATGAGTTTGACATATCAATCGAGGTTGGTCTTGGGCATGGCAAAGACGAAGAAAAAATGGCGATGCTACTGCAAGTGGCAGGTAAGCAAGAGCAACTTATACAAACACTCGGTATGGATAACCCTATTGTAAAACCAAGTCAGTATGTCAATACTTTGGCAAAGATAGTCGAGATGGCAGGGTTTAAAGACACCACACAATTCTTTAACAATGCAGAACAGATTGACCAAGTCTTAACGCAGCAGCAACAAGCACAGGCACAGGCACAAGGTGGTGGCGAGGCGAATGCAGCAGCTATGCAAACCGATATTGAACGTCAAAAACTACAAGCAGATATTGCACTTGAACGTGAAAAAATGATGCTTGAAATAGAGTTAGAACGTGAAAAATTTGCACAGCAAATGGTACTGCGTAGAGAAGAACTACAAGCAGAATTAGATTTAAGACAACAAAAAATAGCTTTAGGCGGTGACGTAAGTACGAATCTACCTAAAGGTTAATCAGAAAGGACTTTACAATGCGTGGCAAAAAAAAACGAGTTTATATAGACCCAAATCAACGTAAAATTTCACGTAGAGCAAAACAAAATCCTATGGAGGCATATTTTTTAGGTGGTTTTGATTTGTTATCAGTAGACCAACAAAACAAGGCACTCAAAGACATGGAAAAAATATTTAACAGAAAAAAATAATAATGGGTTTAGACGATGAAAGACAACGTGGGTTATTAGCAGAGACTCTGCGTAATAATCCATTACTGAAAGAGATATTTCAGACGTTAAAGGATTCTTACATTACTGATTGGTCGCAGACTGAACTAAGTGATGCCGAGAGTAGGGAACAGGCTTTTTATTTGTTAAAAGCACTTAACGATATCGAGGGTCAAATAGACTCAATCATATCGACAGGTAAATTAGCAAGTCAACAAATGCAAAGCATTGTTCGTAAAAACAATAAATAATGGAGTAAAAATATGTCTAGTATTCCTGATGGAACTAACACAAACGCAGCATTAGATACTAATGATGCAATTAATTTACTTTTGAATAGAGATAACACCCCTAATCAGGCAAGTGAGAATATTCAAGAGTCGGAAGATACCCAAGAGGTATCCGCTGAAGAAACTGAAGTTGAAAATGAAGTAGCAGTCGATGACCAAGCTACTGAAGAGGAAGTGGATGAAGAAAGCGAACAGTATGACGAAGAAACCGATGAGGAAGAAGTCGCTGTATATTTAGCTAAGGTTGATGGCGAGGAAGTCGAAGTGTCCGCTGATGACTTAATCAAGTCCTATCAACTAGAGGCGACTGCACAGAAACGATTGCGTGAGGCAGCAGAGGAACGTAAAAAGATCCAAACTGATTCACAGCAAGTTGAGGCAGAACGGAAATATTATGCTGAGAATCTAGCACTTTTGCAAAACGCTCTGAGTCAAACAGAACAGGGCAATCGGACAGAGGCAGATTGGGCAGAGTTATACCAACGTGACCCAATAGCCTATATGAAAGCAAAAGAGGATGTTCGTGATAAACAATCCAAAGTCCAAGCATTACAACAGGAGCAATTAGCACTACAGCAAAGACAGGTTGAAACCGAGCAGGTCAAATTATTAGAAAGAATACCTGCCTGGAAAGATCCTGAAGTAGCAAATAAAGAACGTGCTAACATTGTGACTTATGCCAAGCGATTTGGATTTACCGAACAAGAAGTCGCAGCAACAAATGATTCACGAGTTGTCGATTTACTTAGACGTGCCTATTTATACGATGCGTTGCAAGATAGAAAACCTACTGCAACCAAGAAAGTAAAGAAAGCACCGAAGATGTTAAAGTCAGGTCAACCGAAATCTAAAGTAAATGTTTCCCAACAAAACCGACAAACGGCTTTTGATAAATTAGCGAAATCAGGTCGAAAAGAAGATGCGATTTCATACTTACTAACTAAATAACTGATTAAGGAAAATAAAAAATGGCTACATATTCTACCTCAAGTAGTATCGGACAACGTGAGGACTTGAGTGATATTATCTATAGGATTGATCCAACAGAAACACCTCTTGTGACAGCGATGTCAAAAGAAACAACATCAGGTGTTACAACTGAGTGGCAGGTACAAGAACTTGCTGCTGCGGTCGATACAAACTATGTAAATGAAGGTGCAGACTACTCTTATGTCAATCCAACAGCAACAACAAGACTGAATAACATACATCAGATTTCTGCATCTGCAGCACAAATCTCAGGTACACTTGATTCAGTCGATACAGCAGGTCGAGCAAAAGAGTCTGCATACGTGAAAGTGATTAAAGGTCTTGAGCAAAGACGTGATATTGAAAAATCACTTTTCAAGAATGAGGCTAAATCAGGCTCAGACCCAAGAAAAACTGCGAAACTATTAACATGGATTACAAATGGTAGTAAACCATCTGACATGGGNTTTGCAGCAGGTACNGGTGCTGACACCGCAGACGTAACAGGTACAGCAGCAGCTTTAACACTTGCAAAAATTGATGAGGCTATTAAAGCAGCTTACATTGATGGTGGCTCACCAAGTATGTTAATAATGTCACCAACTAACAAAGTGAACTTTAGTGGTCTATCTTCAGGGTCAGTCGCTACTAACCAAATCACATCAACAGCACCAAAAGAGGCATCAATCGTTGGCTCAGTATCTTTATACTTATCCGATTTTGGTACACTCGATGCTGTGGTTGATAGACAAGCAACTGATTCCGAAATGTACGTAGTCGATAAAGACTATGTATGCCTTGGTTTCTTACCAGGCAGACAGTTTAGTGTGTCAGATGTAGCACCAACAGGTGATACAACTAAGTTTTCAATCATTAGTGAATATGCACTAATCGTGAAAGCACCAAAAGCACACGCAGCAATTATTGGTCTAAACGGCTCATAATACACGAAAGAAGAAAGTGGTGGTTGCTCCCTTGCCACCACTTTCACCATATAAGGGTTTACTATGAAAAAGATTTTATCAACTGACGGCATATCCAAAACAACAACAATGGATTACGATGCCAATAAAGAAGAATACATTATTGAAACTGTTCAGAAGGTTGATGGTATAAAAGACCTTGCCAAAGAACAGTTACAAGAACATCGTGCAGGGGACATGATTGGTAACACACAAAAGCATTGGCAAAAAGTAGGTGAGATACCGAACACAATTTATTATGACTTATTGCAGAAGTTTGGCAGTCCACAACAGAATCCAAAGGAATGGTTTCGGTGGTTGCAAGACAATGACAATAAAGCATTCCGCACAACAAATGGTAGGTTAGTTTAATGGCATTTAGTACATATAGTGATTTAAAAACATCTGTAGCTAATTTCTTGGCAAGAGATGATTTAACATCACAGATTCCTGATTTTATCAGATTGGCAGAAGCACGAATGAGTCGTGAACTTGACGCACGTTCTATGGAGAAAAGAGCAACAGCGTCTACTGTCGCCGGTGATGGGTTTATATCATTACCAACTGATTTAAGAGAGATTAGGAATGTTCAACTAAATACCGACCCTGTAGATACTCTCGAATTTTATACAGTTCAAATGCTTAACACGAACTATGCGGGACAGGGTCAGGGCAAACCAAAAGCATATAGTATCGTAGGTACTGAGATTGCTTTGAAGCCAATACCTGATGCAACATATACATTAGAGATTGTATACGGAGAGAGTCTAACTGCATTAGGTGATACAGTTACGAATAATACAATTTTATTAAGACACCCTGATGCGTATTTATATGGCACATTAATGAATGCTTATACATACCTCATGGACGAGACAAGGGCGACCCAATACGATACTTTATTTACAAGAATTATGAATGAAATAATTCGTGATACCGAAAAAGCACGTTATGGCGGTGTGCTATCAATGAAAACAACTTATAGAGGAAAATAACAATGTCAGCTATGTCAGATTATTTAGAAAATGAAATACTAGA